GAGTAGATAAGCCACTTCTTGCCGAAGTTATACGACTGAAGCAGCATTAGGTAAAGCAGCGTGTGGGTCTTGCCTACGTTAGCGTGGCCGACCACGACTACGAACTCCCCATCTTTGAGTCGTAAGTACTGATCTACCTCATAAACTCCGAGCTTTCCGGTGTCGTAGTATTTGCCCTTGAGGGCTCTCTGGAGGTATGGTAGCGAGGATTCGTTACTAAGTAAGTCTGGATGTATCATTTATTCTGATTGGTTTACAAATATAGAAAAATAATTGACATAAAAAAACCCCTCCGAAGAGGGGCTTTACGTAACGGCCATTAAAAAACCAATCAGAAAGGGTCGTTACGATTTGCGAAGTGCTCGGTATGTGAGGCAGGAGCTGCGCTCTGCCCAGTCATCCAAGCGTTAAAGGTCTCTGCGTTAGCAAGGATTGTGTTCACATCGTGCTTAGCAGCACAAGCATACTCGACTGCAGCCTTTAGAGCTACCTGTCGGATAATAGAAGCGGAACGCTCATCGTTTCCTTTGGGTGAAGCGGATGGCGTGTAGCCTCCACCACCGCCAAAGGCATTAGCACGTTGGATCTTAACCGTTCCCTTCTCGTTCTTGGTGTACTCCACCTCTTCGCCTACGGCATAGGGAGGGGTCTGGGATTTAGCAAATGCAGTACCAAAGTCGCCATTGTCGAAGCGTACTTCGAGTTTGAAGAGATCCTGCCATTGCCCTGTCGGGGTGATTGAAATAATTTTTGACATAGTATAGATTGGTTTTAGATAAATAGAATTGATTGCTGCTCTAAAACTTCAATACGAGCTTCAAGCTCTTGTATCTTGTTTTGAAGTGCTTGGATTTGTGCTTGTTGCACTTGCACCATCTCGGTGTAAACGTCTTGAGAAAATGATAAAGTCATAACTTGATTGGTTTTAAGTTATACAAATATACAAAACTATTCCGATACAACCATACCGGTAAAGGTAATTTCTGCCGTGTCTTTTGTAATTGTCGTATCGTGAACCATCTTCAGAGACTTCACATATTTGCGTGAGTCATCCTTCACGCCACCCCAAGTCTTAAATGCATCCAGAGCAAACTTCACCGCCATTATTGCATTGTCAATATCGTATCGGTAATTCACCCGGCAGAGGATATGTACATCCTTTATCTGCTCCAGATCATACTTCTCAAGCTGCGACATCACCTCTTTAGATGCCAACTCCTTTGCCTTTACCCGGGCAGTCCAATGCCTTGATGCATAAAATGCATTTAAGCTTGGAACCTTTCCGACTACAATCTTGTAGCTCAGTTGTCTGGGATCAAGTATCCGCATTGAATTGCAAAATGCAGGTCGATCTTAGCGATCTCACCCAGGAGCTCCTGCTCTTTGTACTTCGCCTGTTGGCGAGATTGGTAGTCGGAGTCGCAGTTGGCCATCAGCGTAGCGCATTCCTCCAAGATAAAGTCTATCTTCCTGCGTTTCGATGGATTAGTATAGTACTGCATACTTAGCTGTTGTTGTTTGGCTTCCTTCGCTTGCTGGTCGTTGCTCATTCTGTCGTTCAAGTTCAAATTCAAGGTGAGCGATTGCCTTCCGGATATCGTCACAGATCGGGTTGTGAGGCTTCTTGCCTGCACGCATTAGATAGGTAAGAGCCGTTCCCAGATTATAATTGTCCGGTTGGAAGTCCATTACAACATCCTTTGCCTCGATCTTCAACGTCTTGCCGATGTAGTACTTTGGTGTCATTGGTCAAAGGTACATCGTCCCAGTAAATAAAAATATGGTCATTCATAGAATTATTTATTAACAAAAGTTGCGTATGTCAATTTTATTTCTTTTTTTATACAAGTTAAGTTAGTTAGTTAACTTAATCAACTTACAAGTTAACTTATGTTGGTAGTTAGTCAACTTACAACTTAACCAACTAACTTAAAAGAAAAAGAAACTTAATAAAGAAAAAGAATAGAATCTTTGATTTGCGGGGTTCAAATGCATCAAGGTATAGAACTATACCCTTTCGCATATAAAGTCGCTTAAAACGCCTCTAATGTATCTTAAAGGGTATAATTACTCGGTGAGTTTATCTACCCAGCGCTTAACGATGTAAGCACCCAGCAAAATAAACCCGAGCATCGTAAGCCCTCCTTCCAAAGTCCAACCTCTCTGCTTCCTCTCTTTCGTGAGGATCTTGGTCTGCGTTACCCGGATGGTATCTGGCAAGCACGTAGCCTCAACGAATACCTTTCGGTCGATGTACTGGAGCTGCAACCTTACCTTGTCTTGGTAAATGGTCGTGTCCTTGTAGAGTTCGAGCGTGTCGGTTAGGTACTTTGTCTTGGTTACAATCACCGTGTCCCTTACAACTACACTCTGCAGGACTGGTTTCACAGAAGCGCAACTGCTAAGAGCCGCAAGAGTCGCAGTCAGCAGGATTGTCCAAATTGCAAGTGGGTTGGGGTTTATTTTCGAGTTCATTAAGCCAGTTATCAAAAGTTGAAGTACTTGGTTTTGCCATTATATTTTACTGCTTTGAGGATTTGTTTGCGATTCTTGGTATTAGAATAACTCACGTGCACCCAACTTGGCGCTTTGTCCGTGCCAAACTCCCAGATAAGCTGATCAAAGTCTAAATTCTCCCGGATCCAATTAAAAAGAACCTCGTTACCTCCATCAAACTTTAGATCAGCCGCTTGTGCTTGAACGTGCTGCGAGGTCTTTGCGCCCCCGACTTTGCTATTCACCGCAGGGCTGCGGTATGCACTCGTCACTTTCACCGCACCTAAGGCATCTCTCGTGGGTTGTAAGACGTTTTCTGCAAGCGCACGGAGGTTGGGTTCCAAGTGCTTGGGTAAAGCGTTAGGAAGCCCTGTTTTGGTAGCAGTCAGTTCTGCGAGGGTGAAGTTCTTGGTCACGTTTTTAATAGATTAAACTGGACATTTTACACATTATGCTCATTTGAGTTTACACTTTGCACTTTTTGCATAATGCTTGGTGTTTCCCTAAAGGGCAACTTCAGAACTACCGACCCTGTGACTTGTAGGGCTTTGAGTAGTTCTTACTCGCTTTGTTGGCAGATGCACTCTTTGAATGCTTGCCTCGCTTCTTGCTTTTGCTGATATGCCTACTTACCGCCTGTTGCTTTGCCATCTTCTTTTGGGTCTTTCAAAAACATAAGTGCGAAAGCCCCGACCATAAAAGTCGATACCTCCGTTAAAGTCGCACGGCCTCCCCAAACGAGTGTGAAGCATAGTGCTATAATAAGAAGCCCCAAGATGGTGGTCTTGGGGTTCTTGAAGATACGCTCAATTAGCATCGCTCTTTAGTTTGAGATAGTCCCTTCGCCACTTCCAAAGAGTGTACGCAAGTGAGGTTATCAGAACCAAAAGACCCAACGCTTGATGGGCGTAGCTTACGAGAAGTCCTGCTCCCGTTAAAGACCAAGACGTGATTACGCTATCGGCTGACTCCTTTGTCATTGCTCAACAGGAGGTACAGGAGGTTGGCAGTACGCTGCATCGGGGTTAGCAACGCAGTACTCCGTTGCGTATGCTGATTCCCATCCTGCGAAGATATGAACTCCGCAAGGCGAAGGCCATACGACATAAGGCGCAAACGAAGTTGTCATAGGTTCGGCAGTCCACAAAATGTCAACTGCGTACTTTGGTGACGTTACCTCACAGACTTTGTTGCCTTCGGCATCCGTTCCCCATTGGGTGCAAAGGTAACCGAGTTCCACTACGGCAGTAACTAATTCGGGGTTCCAATAGGTGTAGGTTTCGCCTTCGGGGTCGGTGCCCGTTAACTCAATCTTTGCTTTAGCCGTAGCCCATTGGGTAGGCGTGAACTCGTATTTTAGGAATTTCATCGTGTGTTGAATTATGCGGTTAGTTCGGCAAGTTGGGCGTTGGTTAGACGGGTCGGGAATAAAAGCACTTGTGCGGTCTTTCCAGAGGTTGACCCCAGCGGAGTATTACCTAAAGTAATTCTACTTAATGAAGCGGGAATACTGCACGAAGTATCGGTCGTTGATACTTGCACTCCGTCAACAAAAAACGCTGAATTGTTATTTGCATAACCTATTGCCATTTTGAAGGTACCAGTAGTTTTGCTCACACTAAATGTTGCTTGAACTACTGCGCCAACAACAATAACTGCAACAAGCGAACCCGTTTCTCCTTTAGCTAAATAAATAGAATTGTCGTAAGTGCTTCCGTTGTCAATGGTAAAGATTTGCTCATTACCGCTTGCACTTTGAATGTCAACTTGGATTTCCCAAAAGATAGTACCTTCGGTTTGTCCGATAAGAGCCGAAGCCGAAGTCTTTTCCGCCTTGTCAACAACCCTTGTAACTGATGCCCCAAGCGTGGGGATGTACGAGGTGGGGTAAGAGCCTTGCTCGGACTGCGGCCCATAAAACAACACTCCATTGCTTCCGCTTGCCGTTGCAAAAGTGCTGCCGTCTGCATCGCAAACGCCAAATAATACGTTATTTGAACCACCAATGCCCGTACCCATATTTCCCGTAACTCGGATGCGGTACCAACCATTGCCGTAATTCTCAATAGATTTTACAATAGGAACAGCACCTACGGTTGAACCTACTGCACCAGTTGCCAAATTAAAATACACAAAACTGCTTGTGTTTCCTTTAATTTCAAATCGGGCATAGCAAAAATTTAACCCAGATGCTTTAGCAAATATCGTATTTGTGTAATCTGCGCTTGCGGTATAACCACTACTTCCCCCATCGTCATAGAAAAATCTATTCGTACCACTCGTTGTAGGTGCAACTCGGTAAGCCTCGTTAAAGCCAGTTGGGGCAATACCGCTTGCTGCGGTTACCGTAAGGCTTGATTTATCCCAAGTTGCAGCTGTTAAGATTGCATTGCGAGCCGTGTTCGTCCGCTGCGGCTCAAGCAACAGGCGAGGACAAGTACTATTCAAGTAGTCCAAACGGGGTAAACCGCTAACGGGGCCAACTGATACCGCTGCGGTGGTGGTGGCGATGTAGTCTGTTGCGATGTCGCCAGTTTCTACTTGCGCTGCTTGGATTAGGATGTTGCCGCTTGTGCCGCTAATATCAGTATCAGCATCAGCAACCCAAATACGAGCCGAAGTAGTTGTCTCAACATAAGAAATAGAACACCTGTACCATCCATTACCAGCAGAAACAATAGAAGGCGTACATCCTGATGCCGTTCCAACTACTCCAGTTTGCAAATTAAAATACGAGGACATGTTTGAAGTTCCGTCTGTACGAAGGAAAACCCAGTTTTTTGTTCCTGCTTTTACATAAACGCTGAACGTATGGCTATTGCTTGATAGGCTTAATGTTTGTTGAACCCTTCCACCTGCGGCAGTTTTAGCCAATCGCCAAGCATTATTCGTGCCATCATATCCGCTTTGACCAGAAGTTAGCGTTGCATCATCAAGAGTCCAAGTCGTGTTGAACGTATTGCTTTGGAGCAACAGATTAGTACGCACCTTTTCAATAAGGCCATTACTTGCAACACGGGTTGCACTTGAGGCACGGCTGAAGGTTAGGTCGCCCGTACCATCGGTCGGCTTAACCGAGTAAACCTTTTGGTCTTTGTATCCCGAAGGAATCATCACAAGCGATGCATCGTCAAAAAAACTCATATCAATTCAAAATAAATAGTTGGTCAATTAAGCAGTCCTCTCCCTCCAATGTTGCTCCGTCATCGGTCATACGCTGAATATACGTATCAAAAATATCATAGTAGGTGTCCTCACCCAAGTCCTGCAAGGCAGCAGTCAAGCAATCAAAGCCCTCAAACGTGCCTCCGTCATTCAGCACCCGAGTCTCAAACTGCTCCACTATCTCATTAGCAGGAGCAAAGCAAGGAGGTGCTGACTGATTCTGGATAGACAGAGTAGTCTCGTCCACTTGGCCAAACCAAGTAGAGCAGTACACTACGCCCCACGATATAAAATTGCTCACTTTTTCTTGCTTAAAAATACCCGGAGCTTCTGGATGTTGCTCCTTTTGATTCCGTATCTATTCATAAATACCATCCGTGAAATGATTGCCCATCCGTAGGATACATCTCCCCGTTCTGGTTAGCGTAGTACTCCGGAGTAAGGTTTCCGTAAAATGTCAAGTAATTGACCAAACGCCTGCCGTAATGCTCTGCCGTATCTCGCTCCTTCTGGATCAAATACTCCAACTCGCTCTTGTCGATGCTCTCGCTATTCTCGCTCTGTTTCTTAAATACTCCCCCGTTGCTTACTTTGTAAGTCAAAAACGGAAGCAGCTCCACCATCGTGTAATGTACCAGTACATCCTGCACGTAGTCATTCATCAAGGTTAGGTAGTTGCCCGTGAGGGTATTTGCCAGCACATCGTTCTTTAGTTTATCGTACAACGCAGTACCGAGCAACGCTTGGATATGTATGTCCTGCGAGGTCTTGATATACTGCACCATCTGATCCCGATCTACGTTCCCGGATATAGCGGTACGCTTTACGATATCATCGGGTGAAACAAAGAGAGCGTATGCCATATTTAATAAACCCGATTGCTCGGATATTGCGACTATTTGGGTATCCCTTTACTCTGAGCGTAAGCAGGAGTATAGCCTTGGTAGTCCGAATCGATAGGTGCGATAGCAACCTCCTTTGGGTTCTTGGGTAGCTTGAATCCTTGACGTACCGCTTCATTTACGTTAATGATAGTCGTGCCACTCAAAGTGCCGCCTCCATAGATCTCGCCATCCTTCGTCAGTTTCTTGCGATATACCCTACGTTCCCAGCGATGGTAGCAGTTAGCCCCACCCTTATACAACCAAACGCTGTAAGAGGCTCCCTGCGCTTCTGCGCCCCCGTTAGAGCTTAGCTCCTTGATGTCCTCCATCCGATATACTCTCTTGGCTGCGATAAGGCTACGGCAGAGGGTTCTGCTTGGCCCCGGATTGCGGTTTTTATTTGCAATAGCACCAACGGCATAGAAGTAACGCACCTTGTATCTCTTCGAATCTTGCTCGCTGGGATCCTGCGCCACAAGTTCAGTACGAGAATTTAGGTATGCCTCGACATCGTACTCATCCTCTTCGCTATCGACCACCTCAGAATCGACCATCTCGTAGTCGCTAAGTAGTTCCTCTTCGCTCTCTCCGATATTCTGAAGCTTCGCTACCAGTTCAGCAGCAAGCTCCTCCATCAGAAAAGGGAGGCCATCCCTTCCCCCCTTCTGCGACTTCATCTGCGTAATAACGGCAGAAGAGTTACCCACAAACAAAGCCTGCGCTACTTGTGGTTCGAATTGTAGCATCTGTACGAGGAACGTAATCGCTTGGTCTTGCGTAAGTACCCCTTCCGTAACGGCTCTCATAATATCCAGAGAGCTGGCAATCTGTGCACCATTGTAGGATGCATCTTTTTTGATAAGATCCTCTGTTGCCTCACTTACATCTGCAACCGGGGCACCTTCGACCACTACCTCATCGCTCACCTCTTTTACGTCAGCAAACTCCGCAGGAGTCAATGTCCTAAAGTATAGGTCGAGGCTTACGTTATTGTAAGCAAGAATCATATCCAACCCAGCAGCGATCTGCTCCTGCTTAGGGCGGATCACCGTGTTGTCCAACAGATTAAAAGCATTCTTAATTTCATCGGCATTACTACCCAATCCGGATGTAGCATCCTTTACTCCGAAGAGCATAGGTGAGGTGATCCGATGCGATACCAGAATCTTGCTCGTGCTCTCAGTACTTAGGAACTCATACTGCAGGTGTGCCTCCGATAAAGTAACGGGCTCGATAGTAGCTGCTTTTTGGCTATCATCGTTGAAGGCGAGTATATACTTGCCTGCGTTATTGCTGCCGCTCCACTTCTGTTTGATTGCAAAGTCGATATTGTCCTGCTCTTCCTGCGGTGGGATGCCGTTGTTAAAGTTGATGATCATCGAAGGAGCCAGTCCGTTCTTGATATTGTTGATATGGTAGTTGGCTATCTCTTCCTCCATCTCAGCGTATGGAAGTCCACCTTGGTAATCCACGGGTGAATAGTAGTACGAGCCACTCCGGTACGGGCGTATGTAAAGGATTTCTGCTTTATCGGATGCTGCTCCGTATCCAAACGCTGGGATGCGCTCCGCTTGGTTCTTATTTCGAACCTTACTCCAATCGTAAGCCATATAGTAGGCCTCGATCTCTCCCTCTTCGTTGCACTTTTCTGCCCTTAACGTCTCGACTGGGATGTGATATACCTCCGCTATCTTGCTCTTGTCCGCAGTATAGATAATCTGGAACGCTCCATTGCCAAGCATATAGTAGTCATTTACTACCCTCTTAAGTTGCTCGGGCTGGATAAGCCTACGCAGCTCCAGATACCCGGAAGGGTTAGCATCTGAGTTCGAAGCATCGATACCCTTTCCGTAGATAATATCCACGATTCCCGTGATTACTGCGTTATTAGTAGGTGAGCCATTAGCCCTATCGATAAGGTAATTAAAAAACTGATTGTCATCGCCATACTCCACCCAGCTCAAGCGAGGGTTCTCGCTGATTTGTGGCGTGGTATAAGATGCCAAATTGATTAGTCGGATATTATTCGCCATAGATCACAAAGTCATTGTTCATAGTGCGCTCAGTTGTCTGCAGCACAGGTTGATAGTTATCGATCGTGCCACCACTCGGCAGCATATAAATTTTGTCAATGGTCAGCACCTTAGCATCGTCCACCCCTAAATCCGTGAGCCCAGTCGTTACGCAAGCCAGAGCCTCGATTGTCCCTGCATCTGCTATCACCCTATCCTCGTATTGGTTAGCGACTCCTGCTGCGTACCTCTGGTCTTCAAGGCGTAAAATGTAGGGTACTTCCGGATCAAGTGTTGCGCTATTATACGCAAATGTAAGCTCCCTTGTGTCTTCATCAAAAGATGGGCTCACCAGAGTAAAGGTAATTACCTCTCTCGTGTCCTTATTTACGAACTTGGCTTGTATGCGCCAGTAGTCTCCGTAGTTCGTGAGGTCATCGTTGCCGTACTTCCAGTCACGGATTGGCAAGGTGATATCCTGTTGGGCATTATATGATAAGAAAATCATACCTAAATAACCCAAAGTCGCTACAAAGTGGTATATGCCTCAATAAAAAAGGAGGCCTAAGCCCCCCCTTTATCTTTATCCATTGGATAATTACGCTCCCGGTACCAGCGTTGGCTTGGTTCCTGCAAGTCCAGCGAAGGGATCGTTAGGTAACGCACCCTTTAGGAAGTTAGCAGGCACACGCTCTTGACCGGTAAAGGTTACGTTGTATCCCGTTAGGTCTGCATAAGCAGCGCCCGTTACGATAGATCCACCAGTTACCTCTGCTCCGTGCTCCAATCCCATAAGGAAGGCATTGCCGTTGTTGTCCTCGACCACGATAATAGGGCGAGCCCAAGCCAATAGCTTGATCTGCTTATGCGTGTCGATAGTCTGCTTCTTTAGAACAATGTTCAGAACTTGCTCAAAGAAAGTAGTGCCGTTGTCACGACTGGAAGTGATTGCCTGCTCAAAGTTAGAAGTGCCTTTGAGGTCATATACGTAAGCAGAAACTGCTGCAGTAGCAAGCTGAGAAATGACATCCGTGTTAGCGGTATCATAAGCAACTGCTGAGAGGCTTATTGAGTTGATGAAATAAACTTTGTTCAGACCACCTACTTGGTCTTTACACGGCTCTATGCGACCGAGGGTGAAGGTACAAGACATTTTTTTATTGAATTAAAAAAGGGGGCGAGGGCAATGCCCGGCCCCCCTTATTGTTTATTTATTAAACTTAGATTAAGCGTAAAGAACCACGTCAGCACCGAAACCTACTTGCACTCCTGCAGTAAATCGCATTACGAAACGTACGTTTTTGCTACCATCAAGGTCGCCCATGTCCAAAACCTTCACCTCGTTGGTATCGTTCAAAAGACCGCAACCGAAGTATAGGTTTGACTTCTGAGCCAATACCATCTTATTAGATCCCATACCGGGAGCGTGGAACAAACGAACACCATCAAAGAACAGATCTTGTCCAGCGAACCAAGTGGTACCCTTATTGTCAACACCATTTGCTCCAAGACCAGAAGCACCGAAACCGCCAAGGGCACGGACATAAGCCTTAAATACATTGGTAGGAACGTACAAGTAAAGGTCATCCTTGCCATATACTGCGTTTGGTGCTGCATCAAGTACACGACCCATCTCTGTGATGACGTTGGCGGAAGTAATGCCACCAGTAACGGCAGTTACATCGATAACGGTTGTATCAGCAGCGAGGATAGTTTGGAATCCGTTGAACTCACCAGCACTTGCAGTTGCTCCAGTCCAGATCTTAGACTCGATCCACTCAGATACTTTAGCAGCGTTGTAGCCGATAAAGTAATCCACGAAGTTCGTAGGAAGCTGGTCGAATGCAGAGTAACCCATCTGGATGGCTTCCCAATCAGACTCGAAGTTACTTTTGCAAAGCTGAAGGTTTACCTGCAGGAACTCTGGCTGAAGGATAGCCTCGTTCAAAGTCAAAGTAGAAGTGTCTGTGAAGTCACAGGTCTGGTCTTTAACGATATCGTTCAAAGCAACCCTCTTGAGGACTTGCTTGAATTTTACGTTGGGGATTACCTCGATTCCACCCTTAGCGATAGTATCGCCAGATAAAAGGGCAGCAGAGATATAACGTCCGGCAAATTCACCGGCATACGTTGTGGTCATTGAAGTAGTTGTGGCCATTTCGCTTTATTTATTTGAAAAGTTTAGAAAACACTCGGTCTTGGGTATTAACAACACGCTCTGCACCGATGTGAAATTTCAGTTCGTGTTTTTTCTCTACGGGTGCAGCAACGATAGGCTTCTGAGCAGCCATTGTTACCTCTACCGCCTTGGGCTCTTCAATGACCTCAGCCATCTCTTGTTTTTTGCCCATCTCTTGCTTCATCATTTCGACCTCTTCCCGAAGGGCAGATACCATCTCCATAACTTCAGTCATAGTCATCTCCTTCTCTTCCTCGGCAGCAGCCTCGATCTCGACTTCGATTGTAGGCTCTTCAGCCTTTAGCTCTTTGATAATGCCCTCTTCCTCGATTACGAGGATGCGACCATCTTCCAGCTTATGCTCACCAACGGGTGCAGCGATTTGCTCGCCATCCCCACCAATAAGGAATACATTTGCACCAGCCTCAAATACTTCGGCTTCCACCTTAGTACCATCGACCAGCATCATTGAAGCAAGCTCTACTCGTTCGGGAGTAAGAGCAAGCTCGATTTTCTTGAAAACATCTTGCAGATTCATAAGTAAATAATTGTTTTAGTTAAAATTGGGTATTTTACTCCTACCCTTTGCCACCGATAAAACCTATGCCTTGTGCTTGCATATCGTTCTTGTCGCAGCATTTGCGAGAGTAAGTCTTACCATCGGGGCATAAACACGCCCTGTTTGAGTTTTGTGGTACTGGGGGCTTTGGCCCTTGGTTAAATCCTTTCATTATTTATTAAGTTCTTTAAGTTTAGATTCTGCCCACCGCTTTCCTGCAAGGCCTCCCCATAGCAGGAAGGATATTGTACCGCAGGCTTCGGGGTTTTTTTCATCGTAGTACTCCTCGGCTCTCGATAGGTACGAGTACATCCGTGTGATTGTCTCTACCGATAGGGGCTTGCCTTGTGCCAACTGCTGCGCCCTCACCTTGCCTACCGGAGTAGCGCACTTATTGTTCACCTTTTCATTGGCCTCAATCCCACGCTTTGCGTTATTCTTTACCGCATCCGGATAGTCAGCGTATGATTCCATCTCTAACCGCTTGCCACCAGACCTGCGCTTGTCGCTTTTTATGATAGCGTTTACTGATCCGAAGATATACTGCTCTGCGATATGCTCCGCCTCTGCCATCTCGATCTGAGCAAGAGCCTCCTGCAGATCTTCGCCCCGTAGTTTCTCACGCTGGGCAAACCATCCCTCGATGCTGAATCCTTTTACCTTGCCCTCCTTTACGTACTCAGTCCAGATAGCATCGTTGTTTACTTTCATCATTACGACCCAAGTGCCAGCAGGATACTCCAGCCCGTAGGTCTTGGACTTATCCATCGATTCATCTTCGATAATCCACGACTCTACAACAGACAAGCCCGTTAAGCCCTCTGAGTGCTCCAGCGTTGCGTTGTTCTGGTTGCCCTTGATCATATACAATTCCGCTGCTTTGCGGATCGTGTCGGCAGAAAAATAGACGTAGTACTCTTCCCCGGTCTTGTCATCGTATCGGTAGATGGGCTTGTTGGGCACGAGTGCTGCTCCTATCAAGATTCGCTTGTCTTCATCCTGCACCTTAAACTGCACGTGCTTGGATAGAGCGATAAACTGCTCATCGATAGCCGGGTTCTCGACTATGCTGATGGCATCGACTCCCATCAGTTGGTCATCCTCTAAAATTAGTTCGTATATCTTCATCCTCCGATTGTTGCGCTGGAGCGTATTCTGCGTTCCAACTGATTAGCATTTGTAATGTCTTGGTTTATGACATACGCCCTCATAGGCCTACCGAGCATCCCAGCGAGCTGGTTCTCCG